ATCAGGAGTTTGACGTTGCTGATGGGGCAAGTAGGACTATATCGGCAATAGTTACAAGGGATGCAAGCTCAACAGATTGGGATGTATATTTTTCGGCTGTTCTCAATGAGTCAGTAATAGTCACTTACGTAGGGCTATTCGAGTATGTTCACGGATACCTGACCAACGGGGCATATGGAACCTTAACACAGGGAGAGTACGGTTCGTTGTCTAACTAACTGTTAGTTACTATGCAAAAGACACTGAATAGAAAGATAGCTATACCTTACCAGCCAAGGACATGCCAGCAGGAGATAGATGCTAGGCTAAGTTTATACAGGTTTCTAGTAGCTGTTTGTCATAGGCGCTTTGGAAAAACAGTCAATGGCGTCATGTGGCTCATAAAGGAGGCCTTCTCTAGTATACCCGACTTCCGGGGGTACTACATAGCTCCGAATCAGAAGCAAGCCAAGCGTCTAGTGTGGAACTATTTTAAAAATTTCCTAGTCAATTTTGAGGCGGTTGGCCTTGTCAAGTTTAACGAGACAGAGTTACGCATAGACTTCAATCTTGGGGCCAATTCGCCAAAGATATACCTTGCTGGTTCGGAGAACATCGAGGCGTATCGTGGGGTTTACATAGACAGGGCAGTACTTGATGAGATGGCTTCGTGGGAGAAAGCTGAGTATGCTTTTTATGAGGTAATCTACCCTGCTATGTCTGACCGTTTTGGTAGGGGCTTCATAATTGGTACGGTCAAAGGACTCGACCTTTTCTACGACCTGCATTGTATGGGTAAAGACAAGAAAATATATCCTGACTGGGATACGGTACTATACGACGTTGAGAGTACAGGCGTCTTCACAGAGGATCAGATAGCTGAGCTTAAGCGGATGATGCGTCCTGACGCTTACGCTAGAGAGTACATGTGTGACTTCTTTGCCGAGGCCCCTGACAGGTTGATAGCTCCGAATGTAGTAGAGGACGCTGTTGGCAGAGAAGTGTCGGATAGGGTAGTGCGTTCTTCGGCGGAGGTATGGGGTTTCGACGTAGGCTACACGGGTGACCCTAGTGTATTAGCTAAGAGAAAAGGCCCTATGCAGCTCCCTCTGATAAAGCTAGATAACAAGGATAGTGTCTTTCAGGCCACGTTTCTAAAGCAACAGATAGACTACTACAAGCCGAAGGTTGTGTACATAGACGCAGGGTACGGAGAAGGGGTAATAGCTCAGTTAAACAACATGGGTTATGATCACATAGTATTTCCAATATACTTTGGTGCGTCGTCACCTAGTCCCGGTTGTTTCAATATGAGGGCGTACATGTACCTCATGTACTATAGGTGGTTAAGATCCGGTAGTATACCACGAGACGATAACTTGATAAAGCAGTTGTCTAACGTCTTACTGGACGATAACGACCCGAACAGGCGCATAAAGTTGAAGCCTAAGAAGGACATAAAAGCAGTACTAAGGATGTCTCCTGATGAGGCTGACGCCTCTGTACTCACTTTCGCTGGTGGGGGTGAAGACGCCCTAGAGCTTGACGATCTCCTACAGGGGGACCTGACAAAGGTGTCGGACAGCCAACTAAGAGAGGTGTACAAGGCGTATGTGGGAAACGACAACTACGCCGCAGAGACTTACATGGATGATTTGTCGGGCGGAAATGTCCTTGACAAACTTGACAAACAATGGTAAGGTGATTATAGTGGACCTAGCAAAGAGATACTGCATACTGCCAGTCAAGCAAACTTCTGTTGATATGCAGGGGATATATTGGAACGCCCTTATAAAAGGTGACACGCTCAAGCTACGTATGAACGAGGTGGCGAAACCCTCAATAGATGATGTTGTGACTATGCTAGGGAATAACTTGGCGACTCTGCACTATATACTAGACCTTGATGAAGATAGGATAGTAGGTGAGTTTACTGTTGTTCCTCTGTCAGGGAAGCTGGGGTCCATACACTTCAGTTCCCACCCGATTAACCCGTTTAGGCTGAACATAGCTCTAGGGAAATTCGCCGTTCATAGCGTCTTTAATGAGTGGAAGAGTGGAGACATGTTGGGCGGATCTTACCTGACCTCCTTGGTAGGTTTGACTCCCGCCCGGAACCGTCCAGCATGTCTCTTCATTCGTAAAGTGGGGTTCAAGAGGGTCATGGAAATAGAGGACGGATGCTGCTATGATGGGGAGCTGTCCAGAGCGGTAATGACGATAATGCACTCAACCTCTAACTAACGGTTAGTTATGTCAAAAAAGCCAAAGCAGACAGTATCACCGGAGTATCAGACGTACATAGACGACAATGCAGGGCCAAGGGTTAGGAAGCCAAAGATGCCTTCTAGTGGGGACATGGACCCACTGGAACATGTTGAGAGGAAGCACTATGAGCAGATGGAGAAGTACACTAAGTGGCAGGATAAGCGTGACTCACTTATGTCTGAGCAGGGGTACTACGAAGACAAGTACGCTAAGCAGAAGGCTGAGAGAGACGCTTCAGTAGCGAAGATGAACGCCGAGAGGGAGAGTGCGCTCGCAAAGGTTAGGCTAGAGCAACAGACCTTACTGACTAAACAGAAAGAAGAGAGCGCACGGCTCATATCTGAAGCCGAGCAGACTCAACAGATTAATCGCAGAGACGACATAATGAAAGACAGGACCTTAGCCTCGGAGTCTGCCGTTGATTACGTTAATCAGCAGGTAGAGAGGGAGAGGTCCAACGCTGCCATATGGGGAGTAGAGTACTCACTCTCTGACGAGGACAAGGCTTCGAGAGTATCTGACTACTTTTCCGATGTGTGGTCTAGCGATCACGACACCGAACTAGAAGGGCTATTCGACGCTGTTGGAAAGCCTGAAGGTTTTACTGAGTTTAGCGTAGTCCCCACACCTACTACTCCCACCAGTGAAGAGGCCCCAACTAACGTGTTAGTTAGTAAGTCTAAAGGGGTTAAGCGTAATAAGAAAACCTTACTCACCTCTAGCCCTCTGGGTGGGAGTGATACATTACTTGGAGGAATCAATGGGTAGTGCTAAAGGAAGTTACTCAATGCCGCCAGCTTACTCCCCGCCTACAGATACGTCGGAGGAGTTTAAGAACACGCTTGAGCAGTATCAGGCCAACACCGTGGCGGCTCTTGAGACTAACAAGTCCGAGTTTGCTACCCAACTCTCTGCGCTAGAGGACAGCAACAGCGAGTTTGTGGCGGGGCTACCCTCTATTCTAGGAGCGGACCAAGCGGATATAGACTGGGAAGCCAAAGCTGCCGAGCTTAAGAAGAAGATGGAGGCGGGGTACGCAAGCGATCAGGCCAATAGGAAAGGTAGGCTAAGCACGTTGTTGACTTCTCCTCTCCTTAGTGAAGACGACCCACTAACTACGAACTCTATACTTACAGGAAGGTAGAAAATGACAGACTACAACTTCGCCACTTGTTTGGCAGAGTACGTTTTACTTAAGGCTGAGAGGGCTGAGTGGGAAGCAGAATGGCGAGACTTGAGCGATTACTTGACTCCCGGAAGAGGCATCTACAGTGGGCTATCTACACCGAGGAAACGTACTCTTGTTTCCCCTAAAGTGATTAACCCGACAGGGAAGGACGCTCTACGTATACTCACAACAGGTATACAGGGGAGTTTAATACCCTCCAATAGACCTTGGCTAGAGCTGGCTTTAACTAAGCGAGAGTTGAGGGGGGTATCGTTCTTTAAGAACTGGATACAGGAAGCTAAAGAGGTACTTGTCGAGGATTTTGGGAACACGAATTTCTACACCGCGAATGGTTCCTCTCTGACAGAAGTTGCAGGATATGGTACGCAAGCTATATTCATCGACTCAGATGTTAAAGACATGCCGTTTCACTTCACCATGTTAACCGCTGGGGAGTATGTCTTTTCTGTAGATGAGTTAGGTAGACCTGACACTTTTTACCGTGTGATATTCTTCTCTGCAAGAAATCTGGTGAGCATGTTTGGTGAGGAGAAAGTCTCGCGAGACGTGCTTCAGGTATATAATGCAGGGGACGGGCTGAAAGAGAAGCAGATGATAGCGGTACTAGAGTGTATTCTCCCAGTGAAGTACATGAATAAGGCGTACACTCGTAAGTTTTATGAAATAGGTACAGGCGGAACGAGCGAAGCAGCCCTCAAGTCTGCTGTTACAGAGACTGAGCCACTTAGAGTGTCTGGATTTTTTGAGTTTCCAGCTTCTATAGGAAGATGGGAGACTACAGGGAATGACCTATACGGTTTAGGGCCCGGCTCCGAGGCTCTACCGGAGATTAAAAGGCTACAAGAGATGGAGAAAGCTTCCCGTATGGCAGTGCATAAGGAGATAGACCCTGCGCTTAACGCCCCTGCATATATGAAAGGTAGACTGAAGTCATTACCCGGAGCGCAGAACTTCTACCGGAATCCTGCGGACAAGATAACCTCCGTGTATGGTGCAGGGCAGTTTAACCACATGGCGATAGAACAAAAGATAGAGAAGGTTGAGCGAGGGATAGGTAAGAAGTTCTTTAACGACATTTTCATAACCGCTTCCAGAGACCCTAACGCTTCGCCTATGAAAGCCGCCGAAGTAGAGATGAAAGATGGGGAGAAGTTACAACGACTAGGCTCTGTTATTGAGCGTATGATACCAGAGTTCTATGCCCCTACTATAAAGCGGTGCTTTAACATCAACTTACGTAAGGGTCGGTTCCCTGATATCCCTGATGAGTACAAGGAGATGGTAAGAGATATAAAGATAAGCTTTGTTTCCCCACTCGCACAGGTGCAGAAGCTTATTGCCGCTACCTCGATAGAGGAGACCTTAGCCTTCGTAGCACAGGCAGCGTCGGTAACCCCTGAAGCATTGGACAAGGTGAACATAGATGCAGCGGTAGATGAGTTCGTGGACGCTCACGGAACCACTACCAAGATTATGAACACAGATGAGAAGGTGAAAAGCATAAGAGAGAACAGAGCTAAGCAGCAGCAACGTGAACAGCAGAAAGCGGAAGCTGCACAGCAAGCTGAGATGGCTTCTAAGCTCGGTCCTGCGGAAGCTGGTGTGGCTAAAACTAGGGCAGAGACAGGTCAGATAATGACCGAGGGCCTTGTTCAACAGCAGGAACTTGGGGGTATAATCTAGTGGACATCGGTAAGGAGTACGCCCCTGACGTAGACCCACGAGATGCGAAAAGAGAGATGCAGGAGTATGAACTAGCCCTAGCTAACATACGAACAATCATGGGCCATCAGGGGTTTCACGAACTAATAAAAAAAGTACTTGACTTTTCTAACTTTAATGGTAATAGTTATAGCAGTGATATACAGGAAATGGCATACAGGGAGGGTAGACGTTCTATGGGGACTGACATCTTAGGTTTGCTAGAGGATTGCGACCCGATGTTCTACCCTGAACTACTAATGAAGTGGGCGAAGGAGTCAATAAAGTGAGCGAAGAAACAACTGAAACCACCGAGACAACCGAAACAACGACTGAAACAGTAGAGGAGACTCAGACTGGTAGCGAAACACAGACGGAAGAAACTACCGAGACCGCTACCCCTGAGACCAAAGCTGAAGAAGTAACTAACACGTTAGTTGGACTCTCTGAGGAGATCCTAGGTAACGAACGACTCAAAGGTGTGACTTCTGTGGAGGAGTTGGCGCAACGGCTTGTTGACGCTAAGTTCGCTCCAGAGATACCTGCACCCAAGGAGTACACCGTACCAGATGGACTACCTCAAGAAGTTATAGGGCAAATAGCCCACGACAGTAACCTCACACAGAAGCAGCTTGATGATGTTCTCGGCTTGATGGCTACTACAAATGATAATGCGGACAAGGTGGCCCGCAATCAAGTGCTAACAGCAGGACAGTCTTTAGTAGCTGAGTGGGGGGGAGATGCGAAAGTTAATATGGCACAAGCTACTTCGGCTGTAGACTACTTTGAGTCTCAGAACTCAGGTCTTAAAGCCCTCCTCGATGACACGGGGTATGGGAATCACCCCATAATCCTAGAGGTTTTCAGAGAGGTAGGTAAGATGATGGATGAGGGTGGGTTCGTTAAAGGCGACACCAACACTCCTTCAGCTAAGAAGTCAATAGCCGAACGAATGTTCCCAAATCAAGGTAAGTAAACCGCAATTAAATTCTAAAGAGGTAAGAGATGGCATACGATCCAACGACAGGTGATTATCCCAATATCACGAATGTAACAAAGGCTATGGCCCCTGATGGGTCTGTCGCCCCTGTAGCCGAGCTTCTGGCTAAGAGCAATCCAATAATGAACGATGTTCCTCTCGTTGAGGGTAACCTTGAGACAGGCCACCGATCAACAATTCGTAACGGTCTCCCCAGTCCTACATGGAGACGGTACTACAAAGGTGTGGCTGACACCAAGTCAACAAGGATCCAAGTAGAAGATGGTGTCGGTATGCTGGAGGATTATGCCTCTGTCGATAAGGACTTAGCTGATCTTAACGGTAACTCCGCAGCTTTCCGACTCTCTGAGGACAAAGCGCACATCGAAGGTATGTCTCAAGCTATGGCAACCACTCTCTTTTATGGGGATACAGCCACTAACCCTGAGCGTTTTCTTGGGTTGTCTCCACGGTATAGCGTGAAAGCTATCGCGGCCACTAAGCCATCGGCAACAGTCCGTTCTGCTCAATTGGCAAACGTCATCGACGTCGGTGGTGCTTCCAACCTGACTTCTCTTTGGTTGATCTGTTGGAGTCCTGAAACGGCTTTCGGCATATACCCAAAAGGGTCAATGGCTGGACTGCACCACGAAGATCAAGGTCAACGAACTCTCCATGATGCTGATGGAAAGAAGTTTGAGGGCTATCAATCTCACTACCAGTGGAAGATGGGGCTGGTAATTAAGGACTGGAGGTGTGTAGTACGTATCTGTAACATCGACACAAGCAAAATCGAAGACGCTACAACTCAGAAAGCTCTTTATACTGCTATGATTCGCGCACTCCATACCTTACCACAAGGTGCTGGTGGACGGAGGATGTTCTACGGTGGTGCAGCTATGTCTACTATGCTGGACTTGGCAGCTATCGAGAAGTCTAATGCCGCTTTGGGTTCCAAAGAAGTATTCGGCGAAGAGCTTGTGACCTTCCGTGGTATTCCAATCCGTCAGTGCGACTCGCTCCTTGAGACTGAGACACGGGTAGTTTAAGCCTAACTAACTGTTAGTTAACATATCAACATATTAATAAGGAGTTGCAAATGTTACTCGACAATACTTTGATGATTGCAGACGACCTCGCGCACAACGGGGCGCCTACTGTTATCGACCTCGGCCCAAACGCCGGTATAGGAACACCTATTACCCTGTTTATTAAAGGGTCCTCAACTCTCGCAGGTGCTACAGGCTACATAGTGACTGATGGCGCTACCGACACCGCAGCAGACGCGCTGGCTTCGGTAACCTGTACCCTCGCAGCTAAAACTTTAGAGATTAAACTCCCACCCGATGTAGCCCGATACCTCAAGGTCGACCTCATTGGGGCAACTACAGCAGGTACTTGGAGTTGTGGAGTAGTGACGAAACCTGTTCAACAGTAAGAACGTCGGCTAGTTAAAGTGGTTAGAAAACGCCTGTCCGTAGTGGGCGGGCATTTTTTTTATTCTATGTTAGAGGAGGGATAGTATGAAAGCGGTATGCGAGAGAACGTGTCAGGTAAGAATAGGTGGAATTGTCCATTACGTCGAAGCTGAGGATGTGGTGAACTTTGAAGTTGGGGACCTTATAGACGGAGCTATCCCTGAGTACTTTAGGGCGCTTGGTGAGCTTCCAGAGGTTGACGGTACTATAGACTTCGCTAGTGTTGGGGACGAGGAACTACTCTCCATGGACGGGGATGTCGAGGATCTGAAAGCGTACATGGCTTTAGAGTTTCCAGAGTTTAACGTCTCTAAGAAAAAAGTGTGGCCCTCTGTAGTTAAGGTATACTTAGAGGCTAGGACAGGTAAGACGCTCAACGTTGACAATACTGGAAAGCCACCTAACACCACCATAAACGTAGTGACCCAGCTTGAAGAAACCGGGTCAGACTTTGGCAGTGACGATGACGCTTTCTCCGATCTTGAAGACCTGCTAAAAGAAGACTAGAGGACACTGATGCTTAATTCTGAAGCGACCATAAGTAGCTACGCTTTGAGCCTAATAGGTCTCAGGGCTATCAAGTCCACAGACGAGGACAACACTAGGTCTAGGTTGTGTGAGAACGTGCTACCTATCTCCATAGAGGTAGTCTTAGCTAGACTTGACTGGCCTTTTGCTAGACACTCCATGCGCCTTAGTTCGGACCCTACAGTGGACACCGAAGAGGGGACTCTCGCCTACGCTCTACCTGCGGATTGCGTAACTCCTAACGATGTCGCCCCCTTCGGGAGCGGTGTCGATTGGGAGGTTATGGGTGAGTTCATACTCGCTGCCGAGGCGGAGTACCTGCTCTTGAAGTATACCAGACGGATACCCGACCCGACTAAGTTCTCGGCAGGGTTCAAGAGCTGCGTTGCTAGGCACATGGCAGCTCAGATGGCGGGACCATTGACCAAGGCTTCTGTAAAAGACATATCCACACTCATAGAGTACTTTGAACTTGAGTTATCTAACGCTACTTTAGTCGATGCTAATGTGGGTGGTGGTGGACGTGATACTTCTACTGATCCAAGTCTCGACTCTTTTAATAGCTAGGAGTGACCATGCACGTAGCAAGAGAGAAGCACAACTTTACGGCTGGAGAGATATCGCCGTTGATGTTTGGTCGCACTGAATTTGAGCGGTTTAAAAACGGGTGTAAGTCATCACTGAATATGGTGGTTAAGACTCAGGGTCCCATAACTAGGCGCTCTGGGTTCGAGTTTATGTACTCCTTGAGTGCGCTTGGAGTCCACGCTACTAACCCTCAGTTCAAGGTTGTTCCATTTATATACAGCGAAGAGCAGGCTTACGCGCTTATTTTCTTCCGCCATACATCTGATGTAATAAGGGTAGTGTTCGCTGTTGATAATGGGTTACTGGTCAATCCTGGGGACGATTGGGTCCCTGAAGACGACTGGGATTCCGGTGCGGATTGGGCGGGTGAGGAAGTTGTAGCCCTTGATATGCCTACAGGTTGGGATATAGCGACGTTTACCTATGCTCAGTCTGGTGACCAACTCAACTGCGCTCAGACTGGACTTTCCCCTCACGCGATACAGCGGACCGGGGTATACTCTTGGCAGGTTGTACAGTTGTCTTTTACGGACCAACCGACTGCTTGGAGTGCAACTTATGGGTGGCCTGAAACAGTGTCTTTCATACACCAGCGTCTAGCGTTCGGGGGTAACCTAGCTAACAGGCAGACTGTCTGGACCTCTCGCGCTGGAGACTTTGCTCATTTCGGGCAGCTCGGTGCTACTCTCGTAGACGCTGACGCTATCACTTTCACCCTTGACTCAGGTAGGAATGACCGCATAGTGTGGATGCAGAACGCGAAGAAGCTCCACATAGGGACAATAGGGAACGAGTGGACTGTTACAGGGAACGGGCAAGCGGCTATAACCCCCAACAACGGGGTACTTGCGGAGAGTGATACAGAGCAGGGTAGTGAGCGTATACCACCTCTGCGGGTAGGATTGACAACGCTATTCATCGAGAAGCACGGGCGCGTAGTTAACGAGTTTAAATATGATTACAACGTTGATGGCTTCCAAGCTTCCGACTTGACAATACTCGCCCCACACTTAACAGAAGACTACTCTATAGTAGATTGGACGTATCAGCAAACTCCTGACTCTATAGTCTGGTGTGTTAGAGAGGACGGTGTGTTACTAGGTCTAACGTATCAGAAGCAACACAACGTCATAGCGTGGCATCCTCATAGCACAGATGGGTCGTTTAAGGCAATAACCTCTATCCCCGGTCAGCGTCGTGAAGACGACCTATGGGTAGTCATTGAGCGGAGTATAGGCGGCTCTACTGTGTACTACCTTGAAAGGAAAGAAGCTACGTTTAAGAGTAGCGAAGCCGCCGACGGTACTTTCCTCGATTCCCATTTGAGGTACGAAGGGGATGAGGTTACTACGATATCAGGGTTAGACCACTTGGAAGGGGAAGTGGTTAACATTCTAGCTGATGGGGCCACTATGCCAGCGAGGGTAGTAGTTGATGGCTCTATAGACTTAGACTTTGGGGCAACTAACGTGTTAGTTGGACTAAACTTTACATCTCATGTAACACCCCTCGTAGCTCCTGCGGACACGAAGGAAGGCTCAACAGACACCATGTCCCAGAAACTCCAAGGATTCCTAGTACACTTGAAAGACTCGGCAGGGATGCAGATTAGCATGGTGGATTCAGACGGGGACGTGTATACTGAAGACAGATTGTTCTGGCCTGATGATGCAGAGACAGGGGTTTCCCTCCCATTAGTCACAGGAGTATTTGAATCGGATGGTTTTGAAGGATACGTAAGTAACGTAGAATACACAATACAGCAGGACCTACCTTTGCCTCTTACGGTACTAGGGGTCACTGACATAATTGAGGTGAGATAATGGCATGGTGGGTTATACCAGCAGTACAGGCGGGGATAGCGTTAGGCTCTTCCTTTCTAGCGAAAGGCAGTTCTGAAGGTCAGAACGACGCGCAACTTGCTTGGAACCAATATAACGCCAATGTCCAGTACGGTCTTGACTTATATAATATAGACACTCGTGAGAGCCTAGCTGAGTTGAACGCGCTATCTGTAGAGATTAGCGCTGACGCTACTATAGACTCCAACAACCTCCTCACTCAGGCCAATGTCTCCTTATTAGAGACGACCACCGCGCTCAACGACCTCTTGTTCGAGCAGGACATAGCAGATGTGTGGCAAGCGGCTGGACTTGATATGGAGCTTATTGGCCTACAGAGAGAGCGTGAACGTGGTAGCTTGGTAGCAGAGCAGAGCGCTTCAGGTACGGTTATAGGTGAGGGGTCGAACGCTGACGTTATTATAGATCAGCGGACTCAGGAACAACTTGACCTGTTCATAGTAAAGACCGGAGCGGACATAAAGGCCCGACAGATATCCAATGCCCGTGTTCAGTCGCAGTATGCTTCCGACATGGAAGTTAAGAAGATGGTCTTTGAAGGTCAAGTAAGGAACCAATCGGTTGCTCTTGAAGCCTCCTTAACCTCTCAAGCGATAATGGCTGAGAGTGACTTAACCAGTATAGCCGACCGCACAACGGCAGAGGTCAGGAAGCAGTCAGGATTGTACAGTGCTGAAAACACCTATGGCAGTAACGATAGTAAGATTACCAGTAACTTTATTACTGGGATGCTGGGGACTGCCTCTACCTCCTTGGGTAGTCTCTCAAGGGCTGCGCCTGTAGGTTCCACCACGCCGACGACTACAGGCGGCAGTCCGAGCAGTAACGTATCCATATTAGCTGGCAACTATAAGATAAGGAAATAAAGATGAGCAGTCAAGGTAGAATAGCGGGTGGGTCAATAGCAACAGGTGGAAACAGCTTAAAGATACGTCCGCCTCTCATATCTGATGATAACCATATCCGAGTTACCAGTAAGCAATTATCTGGTACGGCAGGTGTCATTAGAGGTACGAAGATAACCCCACCAAGAGTTGACCTCAGTATGCAAAATCAGGCGTCCGTTATAAGGGCTACTGATAGTATAGTAAGTTCGGCTTTTCATTACCAAGACAGGGTGGATCAAGTGGCCGCAGATGAGGCTATCCTTGAGTACAAGAAGCAGACCCGCGAAGCCTTCTACGGTACAGTTGACGAAGAAGGTAAGGCTGTTGGGGGCTACGGCTCCACAGAACGTAAGGACACACTGGACGGATTCAGCTCCTATAACACAGGTTTAGAGGAGATGACTACGATAGCTCTTGAACAAGCTGACCCTTCTGTCAGAGCTAAGATGATACTCAGTGTGAAGCGTGAGGAAGCGCAAGCTAAGGAACGTGGCCTTATACACAATCAGCGCCAGCTAAAGAGCCACGAAGAGAACGTTAGATCGCAGGGTCGGACTGATATACTGACAGACATAGAGCTTAACGGTACTACACCTTGGACGAGCGGAACTGTAGCCGCTCACTTAGCTAAATATGATAGTGTTGTTGAACGTGAGGCGGCTGAAGCACAACTAGCCAAGCAGACAATGTTTATGACGTTTAACGACGCACAGGAAAAAGCCAGCGCTAACACTAGGGACTTCACCCCTGCAATGACAGCGTACAGAGCTTCAGCTCAAGCTTTTGAAAACATAAGAAAGGGGTTGACTGAGCCTACAGAGAACGCTATCCAGAACTGGCTACAGAGTAAGAGAGCTACAGCAGAGCAACAGGCTAAGGCTGGACAATCTGGTAACACTAAGCGGTGGACCAATCAGGTTATGCGTAGCGCACCGGACAAACTGGCAGCATCCATCATAGACAAGAACTGGAGCTACTTGCATGAAGGAGTAAAAGGCATAAGAACTCTGACTGAAAAAGATTCCAATGGTCAAAAGAAAGTTATGGACGCTGTGAAAGGCGCTATGGCTCAAGTCGTCGATAGTACAGGCGGGATCAGCTACGACGACAAACGACTCGTAGCGGTAGAGGTGTACTCTGAAATAGTGAACTCAGGGGATAGTTTTAATAACGCCGAACGTCTAGAGCTACAGGCTTATGCCTACGATGTCCTACCAAAGCAGATCGAAGCCAAGATGGACGGGGACGATGACTCTGCTATAGCTAGGCAAGAGTACTTGATGTCACAAAGTCTAGCAAATGGAGAGCTTATGAAAGTAGAGGAGAATCCCCCACCCAATATGCTCGACAGTAATAAGGCTAAGTGGTATAAGCTTAATGATACGTACAAGAACTCTTTTAAAGGTGCTGCGTCTGGGTACACTGCGGGAGAGGCGTCAACCGCTCTTGTCGTTGCTAACGGTGTGTTGTGAGAAGGGCCTCTACCTAAGTCAGTGTTGAAGAACGTGCAGAAAGCCGTACTTGATGGGTTGCTTCCGATTGGCACGTACAAAGAACTCAAAGAGAAGAGCGAGTTAAAAGGTCTGCCTACAGCAGTGAATGAGCCATGGCAAAATACAGCAGCATATAAAAATGCTAATGCTCGGATAAAGAACTCCGGTTTCATGTTCGCTGGTGGAGCTAAGCCCGTTCTTAAAAGGAAGCCAAAGCCGAAAGACCGCGACGAACATGCCGCAGCCGTAGCAGACTGGGAGAGCGCTTCTGCCGCCGCTAAGTATGGGGCTATCCTTGAACTCAACAAGGCCGCTTACACAGCACATAAGAACGGTGAGTCTTTTAATGCCGATACTTGGTGGACCGACTATATTAAGAACTCGATAAACTCCGGGGATATAACTGCACCAGTACAAGAAGTTGGACTTTTGAGGAGCCTGTTCAGTAACATGTGGGAAGGTGGTAACGAAGGTATAGAGGGAGTCCACAGTACAGGAGCATACAAAGGGAACGTAACCAGCCAACTACTGTACGACTTAACCGACGATCCGTCGTTCGCCCCATCAATAATGGATAAGTGATGATAGACAAAGACCCAACTAACACGTTAGTTACGCCTCAACCACGAATAGACTTCAGGACCAATGT